CATGATGCGCGATACGTCGGGGTTCGCGAGCGTCGCGGACACCAGGGACAGCGCGTCGTTCAGCTCCTCGTCGGTGTACCCGTTGACACTACCGACAAGCTCGGCACGAAGCCCGAGAGCCCAGTGCATCCGCTCCGAGACAGCGAACTCGAGGATCTCAGCCACGGGATACAGCTCCACGGGCAAATCGACACGCGGGCACTCCCGCCCGAGCGCCGATCCGATCGCCTGCTCCCATTGCTGACTGACGCATTTGGCCTCCGTTCCGCCTTTGACTACGCACGCCCCGCACCGTGCGTCGACCGTCTCGTAAACCGTCCCGCTCTCAGCCGCGGGAGGCTCTGTCACCGTCAGACGGAAGCAGAGCCACTCCGCGAGGACTCGTCTTTTTTTTGGCTCTCTGCGACCGCCGCGACAACCTGCTCGCTCGTCATCTTCTGGTGCGTCTGATAGACAAGCTGCATCACCGCGGGATCGTCCCGGAAGTACTGGCGCTTCAGGTCATCGGTCCAAGCACCGTCCAGGCGAACGAGCCCGGGCGCGATGTCCGGGAAAAACTTCCTGTACTTCTCCACCGCTGCGCCGAAGATCGGAGCGTCCCACTCCTCGGAGTCGACGAAGGCTCTGCACACGAAGTCAAGCTGCCACCTCTCTGAGGCGAGAGCCTGGTCCTTTTCGCTCATGTGCTTCGTTTTGATCTGGACCGCCCTGATCTCTCGATGCACCTGAGAACTCGGGAAGGCCCGAAGAGCGACCCTCGTCTCCGAGGGTTCTCCATCGAACCTGAGAAGCGACGTCCACACGACAGGAACGTCGTCTATTGAGTCTGCGATCAATCCAACTGCGGCCACGGTGTCCTCCTTCGGACGGGTTTGTTTACGCGAGAGCGTCGGACGAGCGAGTCGAGAACAGGTCCACCGTCACGATGTCCGTGTAACCGGAGGTGAAGCCGGTGGGGATCGTGCCGACGTGATGGAGCTCGAAGTCCTGAGTCCACGAGATAGCGCCAGGGGCGGAAGGCGTCGGCTTCGCGCCGGGCAGCAGCTGGAGGTAAGGCATCCAGACGTTGAGCCCGAAATACTGAGTCGCGGCGCCCGCGAGCGTCGGCGACGTGATGGTGAGCTTCGCCTTCTTCGCGGTTCCGGCCATCTGGTCAGCGAGGAAGAGCGCGTTTCCGCCCGTGCCATTCGCGGCAACGGAGAACCCGATCTTGCCCTTTCCGGTCATGAAGCCGGACGGCAGGAACTCGGACGACTTGTTCCCGCGCTCCGTGGTCACGTTGTCCGCGTGCGGACGCTCGAGGTTGATCTCGAACTCGTTGACGTAGATCGGCGCCGAAGCCAGAGAGCCGGCGCTCTGGTCGTTCATGAGCCACGCCACCTGGGAAAACGTCGCGTACTCGCGAGCGGAGGGCAGAGTCACGGAGTCGATGGTCGTCGTGGTGTTGTTCGACGAAGCGTCCGTGAACGTGTCGGCCATCCCCTTGATGTTGACCATGACCCGCTCGCCCTGCTTGCCGCTGATCGTGAGCGAGGTGAACTTCACGGACGGCAGCACGCCGACGAGCGCATCCTTGAGGTACTCGTAGGCGATGGTCCCGAAGATCCCATCGACGTCGGCCTTGGGCTTCAGGACGTGCTGCTTCGCCGAGGTGTCCACTGTCGAAGGCGAGCCCGCCGTGCCCAGGAACAGCGCGAGCAGCGTCTCCAGACCCTCGTACCGGTACGGAGTGGTGATCTCGACGTCGAGCTTGTGATTCCCGATGCTCGACGGCTTCGTGGTCACCGAGCCGGTCAGCTGGTTGTCGGGGATGAGTTCGGCGCCACCGTTGACGGTCAGCGACTCCACCTCGAGACCATCACCGGAGGCCGGGACCGCGTCCGTCCCCCACGTTGCGCCCTTCTTCAGCCCGACGATGCCCTGGAACCCTTTAGCGCGTGCCATAGTCACTTCTCCTCCGCGCCAGCAGGCGCAATTTCAGCGAGACCGGCCGCGACCAGAGACAGCCCCCGGTCGACGTCAGCCTCAAAGATCGTTCCGGCTTTCGGGATCGAGAGCCCGCTCCCAGGATGGTCCCCTCCGCCCACCAGAAGGCTTTTCAGCCTCACGAACGCGGGCGCGGGGGCGCTCTTCTCGGTCGATTCCGAGACGGCGCTCCCACTCGTCCGCGGTTTCTTCGATGTGTCGGTCATTCGGTTCCCCCTGTTCCACGGCTCATCAGTTCGCCTTCGGGTAGTCGTATTGCACGCCAAATGTCACGGTCGCGCAGAGCCAGCCCTCGACGGGCCACGAGTAATCCGCGGTGCATTCCCCGCCCATGACGTTCCACGCCAGGCCGCCGAGCGTGACTTCCGAAAGCAGCACGCGGCGGATATCCGCAACGCATCGGGAGATCACCGTCGCCGCGATCGGGGAGCCGTCCGACTCCTCGGACTGCGCCGCCTTCGCGACTCGCGTGTCCTTCTTGGCGATCAGCACCGTGAAGTTCGCCTCGCCTTCGATGGTGCCCGTTGTCCCCTCGCTGATCTGGGCGTCATCGGGA